ATATTTAACCATATCACTGCCAACTAATACATCTGTAATATTAATCCTTACATCTCCTATTGAAGTTGGCACTCTTGTTACTTCTGGGTCAAACGCCATTATGATTTCTCCTTTTTCAACTCATCTATCATCTTACTTAACTCTTTTACCGCATTAACAAGCGCAGCAACTATAGGTCTATCATCTATATTGTGGTAGCCATCATAATTTGTACCAACTGCTGTAGGTATTACTTCTGCCAGCTCTTGAGCTATAAATCCAGTATACATATGCTCCCTGTCCCAACCAGATAATTCATTCCAATGATAGTTAGTTGGCTTGAGCTTTAAAACTTCAGCCAAACCGCCCTCATACGCTCCATCTATATCCTTCAACCTTGCATCTGAAGCAGTAATATTACCACTTGCATCAGTTGATAGAGCACCTGTTCCATAAGCATTGAATTGTATGTTACCACCTTGGTCAATAACAAATCTAGTTGTAGTGGCAAGGTTTGTTGACATAGAAATTTTAAATTTATCTCCATCACTATTATCAATTCCCATTGCCCAGTTTATAACAGCAGTAAGTTGGAAGTTTATACCGCAATCACCTGTGCCATCTTGGTCTAGTCTCAATATCTGAGTAGCCACTGTTGAATTATCAGCATAAACATCTAATAGAGAGGTTGGATTGTTTGTAGCTATACCAAAGTTCCCATCTTCATCTACTCTGAATCTTTCTGAGTTACTGGTATATATTGCAAACTCACCTTTTAAATCAGTAGTCCCCCTCATTACCCGATAATCTACACAAGGAGTTGCTCCGTTATTAAAATGCTGAAAGCTATAGATACCGTTGCCAGAATCCGCCCTATCGTTATCACTTCTGCAAAAAAGCAAATTGTTGGTATTGTCAATCTTAATCTTAAACATCGGATTGTCTATCGTGTTGGATGAATGCTCTACATGAAAGCGACCATCTGGAGCTGCAGTACCAATCCCTACGGTGCCTATAGTGGTTATGTCTTTGCTGTTGGCATCTAAATCACCTCCGAGCTGAGGCGTGGTGTCATCGACCACGTCACTGATACCGCCGGTGCGTAGGTTCAGAAACGGCCTGACATTGCGCCCCATAATGTAGCTGTTTGTAGAGTCGTCGGTATTCTTTATGCTCGTAGATCCTACACGGTGGTAGATAAGCGCGATCGGGATCTTGGTCTTCGGGTCAGGTATAGTGGGCTGCGACGGGCTGGCCCCTTCCGACCCTGCTGTTATCCCCAGTGTGCCGCCGCTAACGTCATAATAAAGCAGGTCTATCTTCGGATTTGTTGTCGGGGCGGTAAATGTACCGCTTGCCGTAGTAGTCACGTCCAGATTGCCGTCGAGAGAGAATTCGGTGTATGTCCCGCTTACAAAAAACCTGCCGCCATAGACATCTACCGTCATGCCCGGAGTAGAAGTCTCCTCCACATGGAACAGCTCAAAATCCATCGAATGTAGAGACCGGAGCGTCTTCGATATATTGGTCTTTGACATGTTCGACGACTGGTCGGGTAATATCGAGTCGAGATATCCTTCTTGTTCTGCCATTTATAAAGCCTCCTTTTTAAACAATTCCTGACACCGCCAGTGCTAAATCGGTATAGTTAATAGTGGATACTGCCGCGTTATCACTTGTAAACTTAAAGCGGAATTTAAAATATCTTCCACTATATGTGGTGCCCGTAGTAAACGACTCCCAGCCGTTATAAGTAATGTCGTCATCAGACCTGTTTATCTCAATAGAGCTTGTCACCGTGCCGGTAAGTACCGTAGTCAGTGTCAAGTTAAACCTGCCAGTGGCGATCTGCCCTACGTCAAACGCCGGTGTCGTAAAGCTGGCCTCATCTGCAAGTACGGGGAACCCCCATACAGCGTTATCAAGGTCAGTCACATCGTCCCACTGCTGGCTCGTATCTATAGTGATGGACGGTATCGTGCGGGATCTGCTTGTCGCATCTTCTATGTACTCAATGGCCGCATTTGTCAGGTTCTCGGCAATATTTCCAAGATTCTCATTGAAATCAATAGTCTGGTTTAATACATAACCGGTAGCCTTGTACCTCACGGTCCCGGTAGCCAATGCGGCTGCGTCTATATCAAAAGCCTTTACAGTAAAGCCGCTGACTGTCTCGCTAAACGATTTAGGGTGAAGGTACTTGGTGTCGTCCGCGTCAAACAGCTCAAGCGTGCCGTTTGTTATAGACGGGGCCACCTCAAAAGGTGTGGTATATGTTACGGCGAGGCCAGTACTGGCGTTGGTTATCGTTACTATGCCGGTCTCGACCTTATCTATCACGTCAAAGACCGTGCTCAGGCTGTACACGTTTAACTTGCCGGTGTTTACATCTGTCGGTGTAAATGAGACCTTGAACTTGTAATATCTACAAGTGTAGTTCCCTGTCGTAAAGACCTGCCAACCGTTCCAGGCATCCAGCGTGTCAGCCGTGTTGATTTCTATCACAAAATCGACAGATCCTGTCAACACCGTACCCATCGTAAGCTCAATCTTGCCCGTGGTCACGCCGCCCAGGTCAAAGGGCTCTGTGGTAAAGTCCGCCGCTGCGGATAACACCGGAAAGTCCCAGGCAACTCCGTCAAGGTCTGTAGTGTCGTCCCACTGCTGGAGCGTGTCGTTTGTGAAAGATGGTATGGTGCGTGAGTTAAAGCCGGAGACGGGAATATACTCTATAGCTATATTATTCCTGTCTGTAATGTCGTTAATCATGTCAATAGCGCTACTATCAAACGCTATATTTGTGGTCAGGCCCTCTACGTCGATACTGTAGGAGACCGGTGTGGATACATTGCCGGAGTTATCTACTGCCACTATCCAAAACGTCTTTGTCCCGTTAGTCGCAGCGGTCTCTATATACTCAATCCCGCCCAGATAATCCTCTGTCACCGGTATTGATGTAGCGAACACCGCTCCGGAGGAGATCTTGTACCCGAACAGGTCCGCATCCGTTATCGCATTCCATTTAAAACGTAGATTATTCCCCTCCTGTACAACTGTAAATCCGGACACTGCTGAGGGTGCCACATCCTTACCCACTATGGTGATGGTATTTGATTCCGCGCCGTCTGAGAGGGTGTGCCTTTCGTTTTCGGTCTGTAGCTTTACCGTGTACGACTTGCCCACCTCAGCCGTTATAGGCAAGCTGAAAGTTGTATCGAGATAGGAGACATACTTTACAAACTCATACGCCCCTGAGTCCTCTTTGACGAGTAGCCTGTATCGGGTGAGTGTAAGCGTCTGGGCCGGTGCGGTGAAAGAACCATTGACCTTTATCTCCCACGTCCCGTCCTCATTCACGAAACCGCCCTCTTCGGTTATGGTCAGGCTTGTTACCTCGTCAGTGGCCGTGAACGGGTTAGCAACCCTCACATAATCCAGAGTCACAGGATCAGTCTCCAGGCTGTCATTAAATATGGTCGAGTTATACGCCTTTGCTGTTATCTCCCTGGTGTGGTCAGGATACTCTACCACACGCTCCACTGTCAACTCATACCACGTCGCCCCGTCTCCGAGAATGGGGTGTTTTATCCTTATCACGTCCCCGCGTTCACGTGGTGCGCTATCTATATCAGTCTTGAACTTACAGCCGAACCAGTTCACCCTGTGATCGTTCATCGCCTGTGTAATCATCCTGATCGCCTGAGACTGCCGGGAAATAGCCTTGTAAGTTATCTCTTTAGTTACCACACCGCGAGGATTAGTCTGTTGGTCTGAATAGTCGTCTATTACCGGCGTGCGTGTCCAGGCGTCGTTACCCGCATCTGACGGGTCCTTATAGATACCGATCATGCGGTTAGGCCGTTCCTGCTTAGAGAAAGTGTAATAACCGAAAGATCCCGGCAATATGGTGCCTGTCATCGTACCAGGCTCATAATCCTGAACAGAACTCTCCGCTTTCCTCACCTTTAGCTTTAACACCTTGCCATTTGAAACAATAAACCCACCGAAAGACATAAGGATATCTTGCAGTACATCCGTCCACGGCTTAAAGCTGTCCAGGGAATATGTTACCCTTGCCCTCGGCTCTGTCCCACCGGCGCCATCGCTTACCAATACCTCGGCCCATGTATACACCACACCGAACGAGGCGTCGTCTATCTCAGCCGCTACAAGGCCCGCTCCGCCCTGCTCCCGGTCCAGTAACAGATAGTCTCGTATGACAGCTGCCGGGTTACCGCTTGCCGCAGCGGCCAGTGTTGTCCAGTCAGATCCGTTCCAGAGGGCTATCTTGCGGCCCTTTGCCACGTTTGTAGTCACCAGGGGATCTCCGGTAAGCTTCTCGCTCGCCTCCAGGGTCAGAGCCAGATAAGCCGTGTCCCTGAGTCCCCCTATATCGTTCGGGCTTGCGTCATACCGAGAGTCGATTCCCTGGCTTGACGTACCGGTGTAAATAGACACGCTAGACCCTGTAAAATTAGATATCGCGTCACCGTTAAGCTCTACACTGTCCACCGTCTCAAGCTCGCCTGCACCTATCTCCAGGAGCTGCTTCTGTGTGGTCCCCGGATCAGACCCCCATAGCCGCTTGAGTGGTACCCTCATGCCGTCCTCGGTCCAGATAAGCGCTGATGGTACCATATTGGATACAATATTCCTGAACCCGGCCAATTCATATATTGGAGATAGCGCTTCCTGACTGAATGTGTCGGTAGGTCCCGCCCCAAAATCCTGACTAGGAGTAAATATATCAACTACCGCAGAGACTGTCCCGCCTATAACATCAGCGGCGCCGCCAATTACATCACCAGCAAAGTCAATAACATCGCCTACAAAATCAAAAAATCCCACTTACACCTGCCTCCTTAATCGACTTACGGATTTAAGCTTCTAGCCACAGTATTCTTGCCCCTGAAGTTGGCCATGTTCCCGTTACTGGCGTCCACCTCAGTAAATCTCGTTTTACACATATCAAGCGTCCGGTTACAGTCACGCAGCACCTTTACCGTGTCATCCTCTGCCGGTGTGTTCGGCAGTGGCCATGCCAGGGTGAATGACTTGGTTGACTGTACCCAGTCTGTTATATTCCTCACATACCCGTCATTTGATCCGGAGGTAAACTCTATCTTTCCTATGTTCCAGTAGTCATCCGCCTGGGCCATAGTCTTTACCTTTACCACGCTGGTCGTAGACCCCGCGTCCACATTGTCCGCAGTCTCCTGGGTGAGATCCGACACGGTCACACCCTGCGCACAGCGCGAGTTTGCGAAGATTGAAATCGGGCACACCCTGTCGATAGCCTGTCCTGACCGAAACCCTGTATAACCTGTTTTTGAGACCACTTTTATCTGGCATATAGCCTCACCAATAAAAACATGGTCTACTATTCCGTCCAGTATGGTGACTGAGTGGGAAGTGTCGCTGACCAGGTCTGCGAATATCTGACGTATCAAAAACCGCTTGTCGAGCATAAAACCCGGATGCTGCCAAAAAAAAGTCTGGAATCTGTCATCTACATTGCCGAACTGTATAGTCACCGACGACTGTCTCAACCCTGCATTGTGAGATACCTGTCCGCGGGACAGCCGCCCACCTGGATACGTCTGCGCGTTACCATCAATGTTGAAGAAATCTATTGATTTATCGTAGATGGCATAATGATTTGTATCAGCGTCATCCGCCGTCTGAGACCCCAGGAAGAAATCCACGATCTCCACCGGCTTGTTCTGCGCTGCCTGTGCCTTTGCGTCAAAAGATGCTGTAGTTGTTTTGCTCATTTAGATAGATTCCCTCGCAAGCTCTTTAAAAGAATAATTTGCCGATAACAGTTGATAAGAGATAAGAGTGTCTTTTAAATTACTGTTAAACCGGCATATCCTGTAAACGTCGATATCCACTGTTAAGGCCGTGCCCAGCGCCGGTGCCACGCTATAAGTCACCGCACTCGTCTTTGATCCGTCTGTATTTGCGAAAGTAGCTGATACCCCACCGGCATCCACATAAGCCTGGTTACGTGTACCGGTGCCCGTGTATACCCTGCGATAGTAGTCTGTGTTATCAAGGTCAAACACCGTTGTGGAACCGTCACCGGTGCCCACGCTGAGCGTCTCAATGAGCCTGTCGTGATTCACCGGAGGAAGAAAAGAGAACGAATCAAACTTCCCACCCCGCGCTCGATAGAAAGCATCTAGTAGTTTCTGGTCAGCCACCGACATGACATTGGTGCTGAGGTCCCACGATCGTAGCTGTAATCCGCTTATCTGCTTACGCCTCTCAAGATTCCCCTGGATCTTCTCGATAACGACGTCGTCATTTAATTCGCGCTGTACCGCATAAGACGGATCAACCGGAAACAGATCTGCAACACCCATAATTTTTTATCCCTTTAAGAAAGCCCCATCTGTTTAGCCGCGCCGTTTACCATCGCCTGCCTCAAGAAACCCTCAAACACCTCAAGGTTCTCCGGCTTACTCAAAAAAGCAATCCCCGACTGAGTGTCGATCGCGTTAAGCGTAACCGGCGCCAATACCGTGATGCTCCCGCCACCACCGCCTTGCTGGAAGTCACTGAAATCTCCGCTGTTTATCCGGTTCAGCCTGTTTACTCCGAGTGATTTTGTTACGTTCTCGTTAAATACAAATTCCTTCTTTTTGAGCTTTGCAAGTGTTTCATCACCGGCCAGTCCGCCAGTGTGTAAAGTCAATATCTTCTGAGTCGGCAAACTACCCACATGCCCACCACCGTGTGGCCTCTTTCCGAAGAGACTAAACAGCCCGGAGAGTATTCCGCCGCCACCACTGCCTGTGCCCCCTGGGAACACCAGGCTTGTCAGATAACTTATGGCCCTGTCAGCCGCCAGCTCTGCAAGCTTCCTCCTGATGACGTTTACCACGCCCCCCACAAGGCCCTGCAAGTTCATGAAACCTTGATTTGCGCTATCGAAAAAGTCAGTAAAAGGCCCCTTCATTCTGTTGAGCACGTCACGGGTACCGGTTTCAAGCCTGTCTATTTCATTTATGCCCTTGCTGGACATCTCCTCAAAGCGCTTGTTATTCGCCAGTACCATCTCCTGGGTTTTTGTATCCAGTGTGTCAAATACATCTATCAGGTCAGGGGCCACCTGGCCGCTCCATACCTCAGCAAGTCGTTTCCCGGTGAGCTTTCCGGATCTCTCAATCTCCTGAAACCTCTTGAGGGAAGTAAGGGCTGCGGTTCTCATCTGTTCATCAGTGACGACTTTGAACTCTTTCATCGCCTTACGCCACTCCTCGACACTCTTCTTTCCTTCTCCTTTTGCTGTACCGGATGTAATAGGCATGACGGGAGATGCCGGCGAGTCGTCAAAGGTAGTAGCTTTAGTTGACCCAAGAGCCTTATTTATTTCTTTTCCGCTATCAATAAGCGACTGCACCAGTGTTTGATTCGCCTCAAGTGCTTTCTCGGATTCGATAGTGATATTTGTGTAATGGTCAACAAGTGCTTCCTGCCCGGAAGTATCAATCTTTCCTATCTTCACCCCTGGTATCTTGTTGACTGCGTCGATCACCTTATTGACGCCCTGTATCATAAGTAATACCGCCCTGGAATTAGCTTCAATGGCAAGGTTCCACAATACCGGGAACGTCTTTACCGCCGCCTCAATACCGAGTAGTATAAGAGCCACCCTGCCTACTCCTGTGCCTAGCAGTAACGCCATAGCAGCCGCAGCCTTGAGCCCTACAGGTAGCTGGAATATGAACTTGCCTACCGTGGCAACGTCCTGGACCAATACCTTGAATATGCTAGACAGGCTTGCAGTTGTAGATTTAACCTTTTCTATAAATTCAGGCACTTTCTGTTTGATTAGATCGCTATTATTCTCCAGCCACTCTTTGAGCTTTGCATTAATACTGGTAAGCTGCTCTTTTAAAGCACCAAATACACCGGCATCAGCAACCTGCCTCTGTATCTCGATAACATAACTCTGGAATGCTGAAGTAAGTCCCTGCCATGATGTCATTCCTTCTTTTGCGGCACCACCGAACTGGTCCCTCATGCCGGTCATCAACGCTTCAATCACCTTGTCAATTTCCACGTTCTGCTTCTGTAGCTCCTCTACAGTCATACCGAACGTATCCTGTAATATCTTCCGTGAGTTGATACCTACCTCTGAAAGCTGATTGAGCTCCTCAGCTGATACCTTGCCCAGTGCTCCCATCTGGCCCAGTGCCCTGGCTATCCTTGGAAGTGCATCTTCACCCATAATGGTGGAAACATCGACGAGTGTCTCCATTTTTTCTATTGCATCGTCCAGCCCTTCTTGTGTGGAAGCGTCGATAATGCCGAATGCCTGCATGGTAGTAAAGGCATCAACCGCTTTCTTGGTGTTGACAGGCATATCCAGAGCCCATTTATTGATCCGATCTAAGGTTTCGACGCCTCTTCCATTGGTAAGCTTATTGAGCTTTAACTCGATTTGCTCAAAAGCCGCTGCAACTCCTATAGTAGAGACGGCAACCTTCTTTAATATAAGCCCTGTTCCCGCTACTGCTATTGCAGCTTTAAGGCCGAGGAAACTCCCCCGGACCTTTGCAAGAGATCTGTCTACTGACTGCACCCTCGTCTTTAGCTTTTTGAAATTCGTGCCCAGGCTTTTAAGCTTTTTATTGGCGTCCGCTATGCCTTTGGCAATGATATTTATCTCAACATTTTCAGCCATAATTTGTTTCCTTTAATTCGGACACGTTGCACACACGCGGTGAAGCATATCGCGGAAGTCCTTTTTACACTTTTCTGTATAAGCACCTCCGCAATGCTCACCCACCGCCTTGCTTTTTTTGGTCCCTGGCGCCGCAAGATCCGGACGCTCAGTCTCCTCTATGCCGAGAAATCTCAGCACTTCCTTGTGGAACCTTACTTCTCTGTCACATCGTTCGATGTATGGTCCGCACTCTCCTGGGGTAAATCCCCAGAGGATTTCTTCTCGCTTTGTGATGTCTCCCCTGGCGAGACTTGCGACAGATCTGTCAATGAAGTCAAATCTATCTCCGGTAACAGGTTCCCGAGCACCGTCTTTAACTTCTGAAAGAGAGAACCAATCCGGTTGCATAAAAAAAAATCATTTATTACATTAACCGTAGTCTCCAGCTCCAGAACATCCTCAAATCCATTTGCAAGGGCTTCGGTGTCCTTCTCTTTCGGTGATTTTCCCTCTTCCCTGAGCACTATCGCAACCGCTGCCGGCAGCTTGTCCTCTAATACGTCAATGATGCTCATGACGTTGAGATCGCCGGTAAACTTAGTGCCGGACAATAGATTTTTTAACTGCTTAATCTGCCCCCAGACAAGAGGCTGCTGCGTAAACTTCGTATCACCTATCTCATACTCAAATAATTTCTTTTCTGACATATTTCCCTCTTTTTTTATCTGTTTTAATCTACTTTTATCCGCGTCCTAATACTGTCTTTTAATCAAACAAGATCGAAATCTCGTCGTCGCCGCTGTTCTCTGCCAGCTGGAACGTCTGCCCGGCTATCACCTGGCCCTCAGCATCATCGTCGCTTACCTTAGTCGCAAGCAGCTTCGGTGCGGTGATGGTAAACTTGTTGTACTGAGTTGCGCCGATAGAGCCTATAGTGAGCGCGCCGGTTGTGCCGGCCAGCCATATGCCGTACCAGTCGTGAGTCGCCACCAGGACCATCTCCGGGTCCATATCTCCGGACATATTCCTGTCGGTTATCACATTTGATAAAAAGCCCTCTGCGCTGTTTACCGTCTCTCTCAAATGAAAGGAGTTACCAAAGTCGATATTGATCGCAGACATTACCGCCGCATAAGATGCCACTGTGAACGACGCTGATCTGAATATCGGCGGTATAGTGGACTCATAAGTCGGTGCAAGTAGAGCTACATCTGTCGCTCCGTTCCACACTCCGGTAAACTCAAACTCCATCATTACCGGCTCGCCCTGCTTCATGGTGATCCTACAATTACCTCTTGCGCCCTTTATGCTTTTAAGAACGCCGTCCTCATAACATCCTAACGTGATACTTGACACCCCTGTCGATGCCGGCACGTAAGTCACTGTCTCTGACCCGCCTGTGGTGACAACCGTACTTGCCATCCCGCACGCCAGTAAATACGTATCAAGCGCAGGAAGGTTGCTGCCCGAATAAGCAGATCCGGCACCCTTCACCTCTACCTTGAAACTGATACTCGCCTTTCTTGAGCCCGCAAGGCTTGTGAGCCGTCCCAGACTCGCCTTTGCCGGGGTACGCTCGTGCATTGCAATATCCACGTCCACCTTCGGGTCAATCGCCAGGATGCCGCCCTCTGCCGTTGTCAACGCCTCTGCTGTGCCTTCTGTGGACTCGGCTTTCGCCGCTACTACTCTACGTTTTGTCAGCATTGTCGCTTACCCCCTTCGTTTTCGCTTTTGGTTTTGTCTCCTTCAATGGTTCCGTCTGCACGTCTTTACCATCGTGTATAACTTTACGTACAGACGCATCATTGACAGTATTGACAAACCCTGGTTTTTTATTTGCCATTGTCTTTATCCTTTATTTTTAACCCGCAGTTTCCGGGTCACTCGTTAAATGTCGGTATTCGATTAACAGCCCGATCACAATCCCTGCGTACCTCTGCTCCTCTTCCGGTTCAAACGGTGACGACGATGTCACCTGAGTGCTCAGCGCATTACCTCCGCGAGTTTCATCTACCATGACGATCTTCTTGATATCGCCCTCAAGCTGGTTAAGGCGACCGTCTGTAGAGATTGAGTCTGTGGGCTGATGGGTGTAAAAAGCCGGAAGGAAAACCTCCATCGAGCAGTGGGATAGTGCATTCGCCAGTGGCTTTTGGGACTGATCACCCGGCGACACCACAATCATCGGCAGCTCTGTGGTGCTGTTACCGTGTATCGACTGCCTCTGTACCGTGTCCGATGTAAAATCGAAGTTATACCCATTTCCGGTAGTAAGCCCCTCCAGGGTCGTCTTCAAATCCGCCAGTATCTTTTCCCGTACAGTATCAGCCATAAATCGTCCTTTTTAATTCCGCATTCAGAAATCCGAAATCCGCAATCGTTCTACCACTCCACAAGTACATGCCACATCCCATCATCACTTGAGATAATCTCTACTATCCTTGCCGTCTGAGCGTTTCCGTCCCTGTCTGTGATCGCTACGCGGTCGGCCGTCTTATTAATAGACGTCACACCGTCCGTGGCGTCGTTTGCTATGTACATCTCCGCCTGGTTATGTAACGTCAGCCTCTTATTCTCATCGTTCGGCTCTACCTTATCCCGTACCATCACGACATTGATAGACCGCGCACTCTCCCCGCTGGGCGTATACGAAACACTCTCGTCAAACTCGTCGTTACCGGCGAGAAAAACATTCTTAGCATCAGTCAATAAATCGTCTTTAAAAGTCATGGTATTTTATTAGGGTATGAGCGGGGAACTCAGTCCCCCGCCCCCTGAAATCTTCTAACTCGTAACCCGTAACGTGCAACTCGCAACTCGTTATGTATACGTCATCAGGCAAGCATTCTGCCACATTCCGAATCCTACGTTTCTCCACGAATCAACACCGTAGAGATGCCTCTTATTGTTAAACTCTTCCGCTGAACCTTCAGCTTGTGAGTCTATCTCAAGCGGTGTCTCTTCCTGTCTGATTAGCGCCTTTGTGCCGTTGCCATCAGCCCTGAACACATAAAACTCTGTTGTAGTGGTCAGTCTTGCGTTTACGCTAAACTTCACCTGGAAGTCACCAAGGCTGTGAATCACGTTTGTGTCTCCTGATACAATCGGGCTGTTGACTGCTGCGGCGGCTGCCTGCATCATGTTAGTCGGTATCATCACCCTGAACATGCTTGCATCTTCATTCATAGGCTCATTCTCGTTATCCTTGAATCCGACTATCGCAGAGATACAGTCCAGGATACCAGTCTGCATCTCGGCAGAAGTAGGTGCGGCGGCTGTCGTGATGTTATTAGTCAGGTCATTGTCCTGGCTTGTGGTGTTGTTGCCTTCTGCGTGGTCTGTATCAAAGAAGAATTGACCATCCTGGCAAGCTACTGACTGCCCTGTAATAAGGAGGTCTGTGAGTATTTTTGCCCAGTGCGACTGCGCTCTTCTTACAAGCTCATTGATCCTGATCTGCACCTGGCCGGTCTTGTCGCGTCTGATCTCAGACTTTAGTACCTGAAGTGTTGCCTCGAAGTGTTTGTTGACTATAGTGAGATTGCCTAACATATCAAGCATCTTTGCATTTCTGCCGCTCTTCCACTCCTGCATGGTTGGCACCTGGCCGAGCTGCTCGTATGTCTCACTGGCCTGGTCTGACTCGAAAAACATAGAGATCTCTTCCACCCAGGGTACTCCGGTGCTCTGTGAGAGCACATTGTAAAACTCTCCTTTTATTGCTCTGCTGCTCAATGCTGATAACATGCTACACCTCCTGTAAATGATTAAAAAAGCCCGAATCTGGGCAAAATTAGATTTCGCACAAATCCGGGCTTTCATTGCTCCATACAGGAGGTGACCTTTCCGAATATACTTACCCCCCACTTTCCCCTCTCCCATTTGGGAAGAGGGTAGGGTGAGGGATGTTACTTAAATTTCAACAAAGGCTTTACATCTACAACAGATCCGCCGTGACAATTAATGATAATCTGCTCAGTGTTACGATTAAGCAGAGGGACGCTGATACCTTCGTGCGTCTCCACTAATACCTTCCTCAGTGTTTCGTTGAGATAAGTCTTTGTTTTGTCGTTGCTATCGTTTGCCATCTTTTTCAATATTCAATCGTCAATAATAAATTCTAATTGCCTTACGCCTCCTGTGCCCAGGTGCCTTTCTGGTTACTGACAACCCATCCGTCCGCATCTCCTGTGCGTAGCTGCACAAGGTCTCCTCTTCTGGCCGTGGCCTTAGTGTTGAGATGGTCCTTATCATTTGTGCCTGCAATGTCAGGGGCGTGTATCATGTCTGATGCGTTTGGTGATACTGATACCAGGATCGTGCCGAATGCCCCGATATTTACTATGGTACAATTCACCGGAGTCGCTACCGCTGGCAGTGTGATCGTGATTGCATCTGTATCGACAAACAGAACCTTGCCGTTGTCTTCAATATCCAGCGTTGTGTTTCCGCTAACTGTCTCATACTCGCCTGGCGCACCGTAGAAAGAGTATGGATCAATGAAGTTATTCGCATCGTATGAAACCTCAGCCACCCCTGCTGATACAAACCTGTGAACAAAGCCGATAAATACACCCCCTACCGGATTGAATACAAAAGCATTGTCATCTGTAGCATAAACCGGCTGGTTGACGTCTGTAATAACTGCCCCGGAAACAGATAACTTGATCACACCCCTACGGCTCACCTGTACGTCAATATCCGCAGCCGAGCCGCTTGAGTTGTCTGCCTTTTCAGTACAAAAACCGACAAACTTATCTGCTGATGTTAGTGGCTGTGCATGGCCGGAAGCATCTACCAGTCCGACTGCTGACCGTGTGTAGATAATGTCAGAAGCAACAACCGGGTAAGCGCCCATGTCACCAATCACATGATCTACCTGTTCATTAACTGCTAAAGTCGTCATAATTCAATCTCCTGTTAAAATTTTAAATTCTTAAATACTTAAATTCCTATAACCTAAATACTTTAATCAACTACAGAGAGATTTTGCCTGTTTTGTTAAAAGTGGCGTCTGCCTTAAAATAGCCGACATAACTGTCAAAACCATTTTCACCAAACTCAGCCTTTAATGCTGCGCCCTGTTTACCGTCCCAGGCTGCTTTCAGCGCTTCATCCGGTGTCTTTGCTTCCGGTACTGTTGAGTCAACATTCTCCGGTGCCACCGGATCAGCCGCCTCTTCCTGGAGGTTTGTCAGGCCGCTTGCCCTCTTTTCGTTCTCAGCCTTTACAACCTGCGCAGCGGCTTCCGGGCCTGTAGTCTTGCCATCCGCCTTGAGTGTGGCTACAAGCTTCTCATGCCCTGGTATACACGCCGCCTCTACCGCCAGTACCCTTGCCAGCTCATTCTTTGCGCCAATTACCTCACCGGCTGACTGCCCTTCTGCTTTTCCCTCTACCTTACCCGCATCAAACGCCTCAGCCTTGACAGCTTCGATGCCATCCTGTGCCTTTGCTTCGCCCAGCGCCATCACTTCCTGATATATACCAGGGTGATCTTTCTGTAAGGCTTCTACAGACGGCTTTACATCCTTTCCAAACAATGACATAACCTTTTCTCCTATAAAAATTATACAATTAATTTGCACTGTCTTTATTTAACCAGCGCGTTAATACGTTCTATTAATTCATCAGGCTCTATGATGCCGTCGGCCAGCCCGGCCTCAATCCCCTGAGATCCAATAAACACCTTGCCGTCACCCATCTTTGAATTAACAGTATCCACACTTACCCCTTTAAACCTTGCTATAGTTTCAACCAGCGCATCATTTACATGATCAAGCTGCCTTTGTATATCCGCACGTCCTTCTACAGAAAGAGGTGCAAAGGCGGAGGCGATCGCCTTGAACTTGCCGGCGGTGATAGGTGTAGTCTTGATGCCCAGGCTCTTTTCAAGCCCGGATATATCAACATGATTTGCAATAGTACCGATTGAGCCGGTTATAACGCTCTCACTGGTGATGAATACATCCTCGGCTGCCGAAGCAATCAACATCGCCAGTGATGTCATCATTGTACCGGAAATTGCAATAATCGGCTTTAACGACCTGGCACCATACACCAACTCCGCAAACTCAAAGCCCCCATGCACAACTCCGCCAGGAGAATCTATATCCAGCACAATCGCCTTGACATTATCATCGCCTACCAATGCCTTAAAATCCCTGGTCATCACGTCGATTGTGGCTCCTCCGAACAGCCGGGAAAAAATATCAGCGCTCGGTGTGATGGTGCCTTCAATCTGCATGATAGCAATCTGTCCATCCATAATGAATGTTGACGGCATTTTGTCGATATCGACGTCAAGTAGACTCGCCTCTGTTTTCAATACCTCACTGTCTACAACCAGTGACTGCTTCAAATAAGACATAAAAGCGTGCTGAGTCATGCCAACCTGATCCGGCAAAATCGCCCACAACAACGGCATAGTCAATAATTTATCCATAATTTTTTACTCCCTTTTAAACTCGTAGCCTGCAACTCGTAACACGAGCCCCGTCATCCTGAGCGGAGTCGAAGGATCTCTCTATTTTTTGGTCTGTGGAGAAACCCACTTTCGCGTTTTCTTATCCTTAATCGCTTTAACTGTTGAAGCGTGAGAAGTTTTCAGTGTGAGTCCATAATCGTTATTGTTTGAATTAATAGCTAACGATCTGGACGTTATCTTGCAGTCCAACCCGTCAAGCCTGACCTCCTCAACCCTTGACAACATACCCATCATGTCGCCGGACACATTTACTAGTTGACCCATTACCTCGTTTTTGTTGTTTGTTATCCTTACCTGCCCGGCTCCAAACTTCTCCGCGCTTGCCTGTGGCGATCTGTTCTGTTTATCCCTATCACCCATACTTACGTCTCCTCAAAAAAAAATTGAAATTATTTAATCCTTATCTGCGTCCTTAATATCGTCATCGGTAACAGTTGACTTTGAATCCGCCAGTCCCAGGTCTTTGATCTGCTTCTCTTCCCGTGCAGACTGCTCAATATTCTGGTCAAAGTCCTCTCCGATAGCTGCCGCCTCTCCGGATCTGGTAGTCAGCCTCAGCGCCAGCCTCTCGCCTGCCGCCTTAGTCTCCTTGACCGGGTCAATCTGTCCCGGTGAAGGGCCGATCCATGTATTACCGAGATAAGCCTGGCGTATGATCGGATCATCGAGAAAGCCTGGCGCCGCTACCCTGCCGCGCAATACCGCCTCTTCCATCCACGCCTCATACACCGGATCACAGAAATGGTTTACCAGCCACGATCTGCGGGTGCTGAACATCTTCCACGCCAGCAACATACTTGTCCTGGCCGCTGAATAGCTTTTCTGGAAGTGCTGCACCAGCACCTCAAACGGCAACCCCAGCGCCGTACCTATCTGACGAAAAATAGCCTCTACAAACTGGTCAAAGTTCTGGTTAGGCCGTTTTGGATCTGCAAACTCTACACTCTCGCCATTTGCAAGCTTTACAAATGCACCCATGCCCATTTTATAGTCATCATCAGACGCTTTGCCACCTGTCTCTGTAGTTGGCTGGAACGGTGCCAGTCCTGTGTCTCCATCCGGAGATTTTACAAATACAGTGAAATACGAGTTGATAACCGCGCTCATGATTTCTGCATTTGTAAATTTACCCAGCTGCTTGAGTAATTCTGTGACAGGCGCTAGATACGGCACACCCCTGGTCTGGTCCGGTCTTAACTTTTCATACACATGTATAATATTCCTGCGTCCGGACTTGGTAAATACGTCCCTTTTATCCCATTTACGCGCATAAGGTGTCTTTACAGTGCCCGGATGTGTGGTGCTTATGTGATACCTTTTAGGCGCTCCAAATCTGTCCTTTTCAACACCGGCTGTCAGTTCTGTCTTATCCTGGGTGTCATTCTCATTGCGTACCCTGTCAGCCTCAATGAGTTGTATTTTCAGGCCGTATGGTGAAGTCGGACGCACCACATTGGCCAGGAGTGCAAATACGTCGCCACTCTCAAGCGCAGAACGAAAGACCAGATTTGTGATATCGGCAAAATTGCCGCCTCTGTCCAGGGAACAATCAAGATTATCCGCCCACGACTTCCACTCCCTCTCAGTGTTTCGCTGCCACTCCTCCGCCGGATCTTCATCCATACCGAGCACTTTCCTATCAATCCGGGACTGCATCTTGAGACCGGAGCCCACCACATTGACACAATTTGTATTTATAGCACCGGTTGCAATAGGCTGGTTTCGTAACAAATCCCTGCTGCGTTCCCTTAGCGATGCCAGATCAAACAACGTATCCGCATCAGCATCTCCTCCGCCAGGCTTCCACCCATGCGACTGCCTCCGCTTCCGAGACCCGCCATGATACGCCCCCGCCTGTGCCGATACCGTACCATTTAGCTCAAGTTTTCGGCGGACAAAATCTGGCAAGGCATTGGTATTTATTTGGGGTTTCATTTATTTTTTTTCCTTTTGTTTTTAATCTTCACCATGTCGTCACATACGCCTTTATGGTTTATAGTGACGGCTTTTAAATTGCAGCAAGTCTGGTCTGTGACAAGGTTGTAACAATCCATATTAATACAATAAATCCTTGAGATCGGCTCAACACTATATCTCTCAGGCTGCATCTGTTTATCATCACTCATGGTTTTTTAACACCTCAATCATCCACCGGCGTAATGCCACTTACCTCTATCCCGCTATTTGTCTCCCTGGCCACTTCCGCCCTTAACTCTTTCCTGAACTCTCTAAGCTCCTTCAAGTCTTCTCTTGTGTAAGAACGCCCTCCAATGCTATATGATTTTCCTCTCATAACCATAGATATGGCTGTTTCGCACTCCGTCAATAAGCTGCTTGAACTCATTCGACTCTCTCCCCTTCGTTAATCATCCGCCCACCGCTTGTCGTACTGGCCGCCTCCGGAGCCGACATTTTCCGCTGCTGTTCGGCCAATCCGTCCAGCATCTGTACGATAGTAAGGTTCGGATACACGATAAAAGCCACAATGTTAAGCGCGGCTATGTTATAAACAAACAGGTCCAGCGCCTCGTTGCGCTCCCTGGTCTTTACCCATTCAAATTTCTTAAACCCCTTGACGTATTTCGTTATCTTTTTCTCAGCCGTGAGCTGCTTAAAATACTCTTCGGTCAGCGTAGTAGGAAAGTGTATATAACCTGGTCCTTGCTCTGATATAGTAAGCCGGTTAAATAGCAGGTCCTTCGCGGTATCCGTTCCAACCATGTAGAGATCTACCCCGTTTTTCTGCTTTGATGGTTTTCCGCTTATCGGCTGCCCGGCCAGGCTGGCGCCCTTGATTGCGTAGATGTTGCGACTTCCCCTCTCTTTTACGAAATCATACACCTCTTTAGTGTGATGTCCGCCTGTGTCCACTGCCGTACAAACAATCCTCATAAGTCCGCGTTCATGGATATACGTCTTCAATAGAAATTCATCCAGATTCCTCCATACTGTCGGTAGGCCCGGAGATCCCTTGAGAAATTTAACCTCCAGAACATAAGACTCCTCAAACGACGCCCAGCCCACAGTCTTCACCTCCAGGCGGTCATCCTGTACGTCAACCGCTGCCGTGATAAGCACAATATCAGAGTTGATCTGGTCAGGGAACTCCTCGCGCCTGTTATAAAGGCCGGTATACTCAACCTCCTTGCCCTGCGACTCCCATGTCTCCGCCAGAATAGTATTTGTCCACGTCTTCTGTAGCGGTTCACTCTTGAGCTTTTTGAATTTCAGGAAATCTTTTACAATTTCCTTCCATGAGATCCAGCCGATAGGCGCATACAGGGCGTTTAAGTGAAAGCCCGGGCACTGACCGTCCTCCTGGTTCTCGGCGATCCATTCGCCTTTAGCCAGCATCTCAGTTTTGTGACGCTCTTCGATAAGTGCAGCGCATGTATTACACATATAAGTAACATCGCCGATAAGGTTATACTTCTCGTCCCTCTCAAACTTTATATTCTTCCAGGATAAAACCTGCTTAGTGCCGCAATGTGGACACGGCACGTTAAACCTGCGCTGATCACTCTGGTCGTACTCCCTTTCGATCAAAGACGCCCCTGTCTCTGTGGGAGATGATGGTATAAATACCTTGCGCCTGCTGCCGAAAGTAACCGTCCTTTTCTCTGCCAGTGATACGGGATCGCCCTCGCCCTCGACGTCCAGGGGATATGCATCCACCTCGTCCAGTGCCAAATTCCTGACAGGCATCATGCGCAGGCCCGCCGCGCTGTTTGCACCTGTCAATACCACTATCCCGCCCGGATACTCTTTAGACAATACCGTGTTTCCGCTATCCTTCTCTCTGGCAGGGGTTATCCTCTCCTCCAGTACCGGTGTGTCTCTTATTGCGGGAGCAAGCCTCTGTTTAGAAAGCTTTTTTGCCATATCGACGGTAGGTTCTACTATGAGGAATGGTCCAGGACACAAGTGTATGCAATAACCCACCCAGTTAATGATCAGCTGAGTTCCGGATATCTGCGACGGTTTCATGAGGACCACCCTGTTACACGGGTGCGCAGGGCTGAGACATTCCATTATTTCTTTCATAAACGGCACACGGCTGGTCCTGTATCTACCAGGCTCCGCGCTTCCATCAGAAGAGAGGATCATGTGCTCGTCCGCCCACTCGTCTATGTTTAGTTTAGGGTCAAGCGCAAGCCCTGCCTCGAAAGCCTCTTTATAAACAACCTCAGCATTGTTGAGCATTGTCACCATTTATTCGCTTTGTAATCCCTTTTCGATTTCGTCCGTAATGATCTGCCTTACAACATTCTCGTCGTCCTCAGCTGCTACAAGTGCGGAGATCCTGTCGGGAATATTCAACATATTATCTCTCAGCTTCCTTGCCTCACTAAACGCGGCAACCTCGACATCCTTTGCCTTCACCAACTCACCAGCTTTTTCCTGGTAACTCAACTCCAATAAGGATACTTGAATCCTCTTTTCATGGGTCTTTGCCTCACTAAAAGACGACTTTTTGCTGCTGCTCTTCTTTTTCTTGACCCCGATACCTTCCGGCATTGCATTTTCGATCTGCTTATCAGCCAGATCCGGGTCAATTTTGCCGGAGTCATCAAGCGTGATTGTCCCATTCTTTACCAGCCGCCCGATATACACCTTTGATACATCCTTCATGCGCGCATACTCCGCCTGAGAAACAAGCCCCTCGTTCGGGTCCTTCTCCGCGATCGCTAACATGCCTTGGTCTGATTGTGTAGATGTATTACTCATTATTATTTCCGCTTCCTATCCAGCTGCTTCTTAAAATCAGCATCAAACACCGGCTGATAATTCTCAACAATCGTCTTATTAATAACCACTCTCACCTTCCGGCTGTTATATAATTGAGCCACACTCGGCCCCAGGAGCGATCGTCTTTTAGTAGCTTTATACGGCCGTCCGGATTTGCTTATCCTGGTAACGGTTCCCAGTGCCTTGTCCCGGAGAAAAACAAACTGCGGCTGTTGAATCCCGCCCTTTCTCCAGGACGATATAAAAGCCCTGCCGATCTTCTTTCTGACTTTTGAGACCCTTACCGAAACACCGCTCTTTAACTGCTTTGCCCCATACTTAAACAGGCCGCGCGCTCTCTTCCGGATAAATATAGTAAAAGTCGGATTCGGCTTCCTTGCATCAGCCCTGCGCAGGCTCACCAGATTGCCCAGCTTCAAAGACCTGGACTTAATATTATAATTCGACGTAATAAACTTCCTGGCCGCAGTATTCGCCTTCCGGCCCACCTTATTAAGAGTACCGGCAGTCACCCTCTTCGTGATCCGCGGCAACTCGTCAATCGTCCTCTGCACCGACTTAACATCAAAATCCAACCTTACAAATTCATTCGCCATAATTTCTTTATAAGCCAATAAAAAAAGGCCGAGTCCATGTATCATCCCGGTGCGCACAACACACACCCGATACATCAACTCGGCCTTCTATCAATCCCGCATACTGCCGGGGTATATAGGTTATCGAATTTTAAGATTTAATTGTGGTACTTTGTACCTTCTACGCTTCTCGTTTCTCCTTGATTGATATTAATAACAACCTTGCCTTTATAGTCTTTATCAATAAGCCCTATCTCTTTAAGCAAATCAGAAATACGCTTTTTCCAGCCAGTTTTTTTATCAATTTCGTCCGCCATATTTTGATTTTGCTCTTTGCTGCTTTGTTTCACCGAGCATAACGAGTTTTTTGTAATTTGTCAATAATAATATTAGTAACGTAACAGAATATTTTTAGTGATACGGATTTATATAACCTCCTCAAAGCAAATCTCCCTATCTGTAGCGTTAAAGACCGCAACTATCAACTCAGACTGCACATTATTGCCTATATCCTCACAAGCAGCTTTGAATTTCCGTATAGCAAGCTCAAGATCCTGCCTCGCTTCATTAAATTTCTTATACTTCAAAGGATCACTCATAAAAAACCCTCCGTTCTTGTAGGTCCCGCGATCGCCCTGGCGATCACCTCCCGGTGATCCGCACAGATCCTCGCGTAACGTAAACCTTTTAAAAACCTGCCACGCTTGCGAAAAAGCGCACTCGATTCGCACCCGTGTAGCTTGTACCTGCCAAAGTACCTTTTTGTTTATTAAGTAGCAACGATTCCCCCCTGCTGATGCTGGGATTGAATACGCCTCAAGTCTTTAATTGATTTTAATGATTGTATAATAATATCAATTGCGGCCTCGTCGAAGCCGAATTCAACAATTACATTTTTAAGATACGCCTGGTGTGGTGGTAATTTCTTTGTTTTGTAGTCGGTATGAATCCGAAATACTATCCCTTCGCCGTGTATACCATTATCGGATATTTCTAAATGATAAGGACAACCATCTCTTGTTCTGTATTCTTGCTCAGCTTCTGCGTCTTCAAGTCCTGTAGAAAAAAAATAACCAGTATCTATCCTTTCGAAAAAAACATGATAATAATCTTCCATCATCCGCCTCCTTTCATCTCTGATACCCGAACGTCACAGTCGCCGTGATCGCCAGTGCTGATAGCCAGTAGCAGCTATTGGCCCAGCTTCCTTGACACGCCCATCTGATAGCAGCCATAAGATACAGGCTCATGATAATATAGTTAAATATCTTTGGATCTAGTATGTAATCAATCACCGAACACCCTCTCCTTTACCTGTCTCGACAGTTCTCTGAATCTCTTTTTGCCCTCTTCTGTCCTCACCGGAGTGGGCGGTGACGGTTTAAAATATTGAGGTTTATAATCCAGCCTGTCTTTCTTTGTAGCAACTGCCTTGCTTGCTGTGTTTGGCTTTGACTTCAGGTAATACTCAATCTGAGTTCTCGTTGTATTCCATAGCCCCGGCATCTTTAGCAGTCCTCTCAAATACTCTTCAGGCACCTGGTCAAAGCGTCTGCCCTTGTACCTCCCCATCCTCAATATTGGTATAGGAATGCTCATGCCCTTTTCCTTCTCTTTCCGAATGCCTTGTCACCTGCATCGCTTAGCAATTTCGAGATATGCTTTGTGCCTGCTTCCGTCCTTATTGGCGTCTCAACAGGCTTCCAGTCTGACGGTGGGCGGTTGATCTCCGGTGGCTGCCGGTATTCATCCTCCCACCCCTTCTCGGTAAGCCACGTCGAGGGTTTGGGGATGAAGGATCTGCCGCTGTCGTTGTCAGGTCTCCACTCCACCGAAGTCTTGGCTTTCTCGATTTTGGCCAATATCTTGGCTACGAGTAGCTCGTCCGGATCAAGTGAGTTCCACGCCTTTTCCGCTTTGCCCTTCGATTTCTTGTTCGGCCAGGCAGGCCAGAAAAGCTTCTCAAACCATTCCCCCTTTGCAATCCCCCTTATATCCTTATCCTTTTCTTTATCTTTATCCTTAAGGGTTTCAAAACCCTTTAGATACCCTTCCAAAAGGTTTAATTTTTTTAACTGACTGATGACAGGCTTATGAGGATTGCACGATTCTGACAATTCTCCATATTGAAACTCAATAAAATCAGGAATAAACCAGAGTTTTCCTCCGTTGATCTCCAGAAACTGCCCATCAAAAGCCTCTCTTGTCTCCTTTATATCTAACTCACCCCTGATATAATACTCAGCCGTCTCGAAATCTACCTCCCATACACCGGCATTGCTGCACCTGTCCCGGAGATATTCCCAAAAAGCTTTATGCACTGGGCTGAGCCTCCGAAACCACAACTTATCCCATTTATTAGTATCGGTAAATCTTTTGGCCATAATCCCATATCAAATAACAATAAACTAAAGCTCAACAAGAGCCGGAAGCTTTGCCACTGTGCCCGGATCTGAATTAACAACATACCTGCCGTTAGGCCGCGTCTGCTCCTCAGCATCCTGGCACCTGGCACATACGCGGTTATAAGGCCCGGTGCTCATAAACATGAGCTCACCCGGATAATTACTCTGTTCAGTGCACAACCTGCCCAGGCAAACCCTCAGCTGCATGTCTGCATCCGGACAGGGTATAGAGCCCTGGTACTGGTGCCCGTTCTGGTCCTTAAAATCATCCCTGAACTTCTCTGAATACCTCCTCTGTCTCTCTTTCTCGCACGCCGACTTCTCCCCTTCCACCTTGGATATGTGTATCTTTTGCAGCGGATGATCCGGGACAAAAGATTCAAGGCATATTTCACATTCCACCTCTGTCAATTTGTCTCCTTTTACAAACCGGTTACCACTCCAGGTATACCCCTTGCTCTCCGCTGAAAGCCTTCTGCGGTTCAAAACCTGACACCTGGACAACTTCCGCTTGCCAGTTGCTTCGGTTACAGGATTAATACAAACCACCTGATTATGCGGTCCGGTGGCCGGCAGCGGCTCTTTGCAGATCCTACAAAGCTTTTTACCGCTATTTTTTATTATTGGCATAATATTCCTCTCTTTTTAAAGATCCTCTCAAGGCCGTCCATATTGATCTTCAAAGTCCTCTGTAGCAACTCCTGGCACCTCGCAGCGCAATGGTTATGGATTTCAAAATGATACATCAAACCCCGTCTCTCCTTAAACTCACTCCCACACCCCGGACACCTATAAGCCATTGTTTACCCCCCTTTGCTCTCTTCGCGTCTTCTTGTCCTCGGCGCCTTTTGTCCGTGGAGCGGCGAACCTTACTGTTCATGTATTCCCCAAAACCTTCCACACAACATAAGCAAAATAACCACAACAACCGCTTAATAAAGCTACAGCCCCATAAAAACAAAACCACTCTTTACCTTTGCGCTCTCCTTGTCCTCGGCGCCTTTGTGGCTCCGTGTGAGTACTCAATCCCTTAATCCCTCTTTTCTTGACCCGTAACGTGTAACCTGCAACTCGTAACCCGTTCAATTCAGCCCCCTATGCCCTCTCCTGCTAATCTCGATCGTGATCAGTACTCCGTTATGCACCACATACGTGAAATCCTCGTCCCTGAAATACAGGCTATGCCCGTGCCTCCTGATCCTCTTGTGCTCCTTATTGCTGATATTCTTCACCCTGTCCGCTTCCGGAAACCTCGCCTCGATATGCTTCTCCGCCTGGGCGCATGATATGGCCACGTTGTACAACTTCTCAAACCGCTCCTGAAAAGCAAAGATAGCGTGCCTCTTCAGCTCCAGCGGCACCTTCCTGCCCTTCCTATTAACATAAGAAATCATCTGACGTTCTCCCTTCGTCTTAGAATCAATCCCAGCACTCTATCTCTGCCTCTGCCATCTGTTCAGGAGTTTTATCTTGCAAGCCTTCCTCTGGATCGCTCCAGTACTCCCATGATGCCTTTGCATACACCTCCAGATCTCCTTCTATGTACTCAATGGCCGCATTTGTCAGGTTCTCGGCAATATTTCCAAGATTCTCATTGAAATCAATAGCCTGCTCTCCGATAATCTCTACCATTCGTCTGATAAAGCGCGTTTTATACTCTTTGTATTCCATTGTTATTCAATCTCTGGCCTTTTATTCTCCCTCATACAATCCGCCAGCATGACAAGAGTCTGATGTGTATACTCAAGATCACTTGGCAGATTCTGCCTAAAAGCGATCGCATCAATGATACTTGCCCACCGCTCCCGCTCATACCTCCTTGCTGCCTTCCGTATATCCTTGACCTCCTGGTTCTTCATCATTTGTGTCTTGGTTTTTATCTGCTTTAATCTGTGCAAATCCGCGTCCTACTCCCCTGTTGCAAACACAACTTGCAGACCCTTCCACTCCCTGAACTCGCTGTCCCTAGCCTCGGTAAACCTTGTCGCCTCCTCAGCAAGCTCCTCTTTAGCGATCCTCGCCACTGCGTTGTCATGCACCTTCACGGCGCCGCGCGTACACAAGAACCCGATACCGGCAAAGAACGCTACCGCAAGGCAAAACTGAACAATATCCCACGCAACCCATAAAGATTTACTCATAAAAAACCCTCCCCAAGAAAAGAAAAAAACACCATAACTTTAGGCACTTCAAACTTCAAACTTTAGGCACTTGTTTTCAAGCCTTCACCTCAAACTTCTGAAGCCACTTCGTGATCGCGCTCTGCTTAAAGAAACACCGCCCATTGATCCTGTAATGCGGTATCTCGTTCTCGCGGCACATCCTGTTTATAGTCCACTTCGCAAAAGGAACAATCTCCGCCAGCTGCTTAACAGTCAATAAATTCTCCATAATTTAACCCTCTGTGTTAAAATCTTTTAATCCGTTGTCTGAATCTTTGGTGTAAATCCGCCGTGTTTGAACGGCCAAAACTTAAAAATCGGTGAAACCACCTTTACGCTCTTCTCCTCTTCCAGCTTCCTCTCCGCCTCACCCTCTACCTTAAACCCTACCCCGTAGAACATACCGCACATCGGGCTTACCATCATCCGGGGCGTCAACACGAACCTATAATCAAACTCTTTCCAGAGAGCAGCTACCCGGTCCTCCTCGCGGTAGATCACCTGCCAGAGCCGCTTTTTGTTCTCCCTGCAAGACAAAGTACCAGCCAACGCCGACCCTATCTCCACATCCAAATGCTCCAAAAACTGATCAAGCGATAACTTCATGAGATCCTCCCTATGATCAAGTTAAATAAATTGCTGATAGGTCCCTGGGCAACCACCTTCATGGATTCGTGAGAAATTATCCTATAAAAATCATCATCATGATAATAAGCTGCCCTGTCCAGGGCCGCCGGCGCCGTATCAAAATCCCCCTGGAACACGTTATACTCGTCGTCCATATTTTCCCTGGTAAATAACATGTACTCTTTCATCTATTCCCTCTCCGCCACCTGCTTCAACGCCTCCAGCAGCGCCATACCCGACTCAATATCCTCCATCATCTCCCGGTGTATCTCTTTGTATTCCTGCTTGTCTACCTTCTCGTCCTCAAGTGCGGCAGAAACCTTCTGGCACGTCTCGCCAAACTCCTTTGTCCATACCAGTAGTGCCTTATTGATCCCTGAGTTGCTAGTCACCCTCGGCAACCGGAACGGTTTCGACAACCCGTTCTGAGCACAAAGCCAGAGTATAGGTATATGCGCGCGTTCCGGGTCCTTCTTTTCAATAGCGTCGATAATCACCTGAATACGGTCCAGCCTTACCATCATTCTTAATCTTACTTTCATCAAAATCTTTATCTTGCTCTAAATCTATATCTTCAGTCCAATCATCAGTCATGTTTTGGTTTATGCTCATGTTGTTTTAGCCTTTCTTCTAATGTTTTAATCTTATCATCAAGTTTATTTATTTTATAGTGACCAGTGCGATTAACCACAAACAATGCAACAGTTATTAAATAAACTAAGGCAAAAATCATTCATATCCCCAGCCCTTCCTGTCTCAACCTAGCATCATTAACAATATTTTGACAATGCTCACTATCTATCTCACTTCCTACAAACCTTCTATTTAACCTTTTACATGCAAATAGAGTAGCACCAGACCCTGTAAAAGGATCAAAAACAATATCACCAACATTAGTACATGATTCAATTATCCTACATAACAATGCTACTGGTTTTTCAGTAGGATGGTTAGAAGGAGGGACTCTATCAAACTTCCACACGTTTGAATGTCTATACCCTTTTAATTTAAAATCTTTTTTTGGTATAAACGCAATACATTCATATTGATTGCCAAAATCCCCTTCAAGATTACCAGCAGTCCAATTATTCTTAACCCATATTATTCTATTGCGAATTCGAGTCAAATGAGGTTTTTGCTTTTCAAATTCCTTTACATTTTCATCAATAGCATGCATAGTTTGACTTATCATAGAGGTTATTTCCCCTTTACTAGCCCCACAACCTCTTAATTTATCTAACATTGCTCCCATATGCATATACATTTTACTATGATTATCTCTCAACATTTCAATTTCACGTTCATCAGGATCATCTAATTCTATTTTATGACTATAAAAACTCCACAAACTTCCCGTATCTCTTAATAAATCCCAAAACATATCAATGTTCATATATAACACATCATCATTCTGAATATCTTTTAACTTTTCTTTTCTATGGTTAGATAAATAATTAATACCATATGGAGGGTCTGTTAATATCAAATCAATACTATTACCGTTTAACTCCCTTACTACATCATTCATGTCGTTATTAAACAATGTTATATTCCCATCCTCATAATACGGCTCTAAATGCTCATAAGTCTCCGGGTAGTCACCGCCATGATCCGCGAAAACCGCTTCGCACTCTATACCCTGTTTTTTCAATAAGATCATGTGCGCTGTCGAATTCACCCCGCCGCCATAAGACAAATATTTCTTGATTTGTTTCCCGCTCATTTGCATCTCTCCTTTGTTATTAATTTTTTGACATTGCAAAAACTTCACACTCTAACTTCGCCACAGCCAGTACTGATGGTTTCAGTTCTTCGGGTACATCTTTATAGCCGTATCTGTTTAGATGCATATGTACCTGCGTGCTCACTAATACTAAATTCTCTAAATGATAATTGCTTGGATTGCTGTCTTTGAACCTCAATACATGACCGTCTGGTATTTTGCCGTGAGCCTGTTCCCAAACAACGATGTGCTTGTATTGCCAGGTACTCGGTTCAGCAGTTTTAATTAGCACCCTGCCATCTGCATGGGGGGCTACCTCAGATCCTACAGGTTTTCTCCTTAGCGACTTGTCTCCTTTTTTAAAGCTGCCTTTATTTGCCTTACATACACCCTTGCCCTTAGTATCGGTATTCCAGGACCTGTTCCCTTTCTTATAGCGAGCGCTTCTGCCAGTGAGCCATCCACGCCTTATGCGAAATTGCTTTATTGCCTCATTGGTTTTGTCAGTTCCAAACTTTCTATTAAAAATCTCAACAAGTCTGGCGGGTTCGAGAGCCCTGTTATCGTAAATAAATATCTCTTGCTTTTTTGTGTAACGGTTATACATAGTTTATGTATTCGTTCAGTTTCAGACTATCCCTTCTTTTAGCATTGTAGGAAATGATCGCTCGGATATGGAATATTGAGCCGCTACTTTGACACCTTCTAAAACGAGCTTTCTGTTCTCGATAATATTCTTTGCGATATCTGTAATCGCCCTGGCCCTTCCAATCTCAACCGTAAGAGCTTCCCCTTTGAGATCCTCCTCCCGCAGTTTCTCCAGCTGAGCAAAAAGATGATTGTTAAGATGGATTGATTTATTCTGCATTATTTCCCTCCTTTGTTGTGTTATGCGTACCCACCTTATCTAAGTAATACTTGACCTTGTCTGTAGAACAATAACCAAGTACGTCATCGTCTCTATCCTCCGTATCAAGCAAGAATGGGGCCCAATCGCCATCAGGTGTGAGAGGTGCAATTTCAAACAAGCCATTCTTTCCTCCATAAGTGTAAGGGCCTTGGATCACGCTAAGTGAAAATCCGTTTTTAAACTTCACAAGTGCGCGGCGTGTGTATTCGTCACTACGGTCTTCAATGTCCTCGATGCTGTTGAAGCATGACAGGCTTGCAAGATCTGTGATCAAATTTTCTTTTGGTGTGACATCTACTACACATTCATCATTGCCCCACATAAAACCATCATCACTCATTTTCTATTTTCCTCTGTAAAAAAATAAAAGGAGCGTACCTCCCGGCCGTCCTGCTATTGGCAATTAGCGAATCTCTACTGGGTCCGGAATAATCGTTTTTCAGCTGCCTCGCTCCTTTGTTAAATTACTTCTTTGCAGTAATTTTTCGCAGCCTTCGTTCTGCTGCTAATCGAACAGTCTTTTGAGTGTCCGGCCATTCAATCATTTCTTTAAGCTTCTTAGCATTAGCTTCTTTGACTCGCATCAAGCGACTTTCAACGTCCACCCATGCGCACTCAGTTCCATAACCACGTCCAGCTGACCATGGATTCTTTTGCTTTCGCTTTTTTCTTTGCGTCTTTGCGGTGAGTCACCATTACGCTTTCCCCTCAAACAAATAATTTACAACCCGACACATTTCTTAGATAATTCGGTCATGTTCGGTTTGCAGCCAGTAATATCAAAATCCAAATGCTCCTCCGGAAAGATCAATACAAGTGGAGGTATCCCCGTCGCGTCAGAGATAGCCCGATACTTCTTGACGGACAGTGCCTTAAAGCTGCACATATACCGGATAGTGCAAGCCTTCACCCCGGACGTCTTCTCAAGATCAGGGCACGACATTTCATTAAAATCCAGCCACTTTCTTAAAGGATGTACTCTCTTCATAATCAAATAAAACCCTTGAAATCTCTAGAAATCTGGTACAATCAGCAGTATTTCTCACGACACAAAGTAAATAAAAATCAGGCTGTTAGAAATGCCAACCTGAAACGGTGAGGATTATAGCCATATTGCCAATTATGTCAACAATAAAATTGGCAATATGGCAAGTATATTATTGACATAAACTTTAAAATGCGTATTTGCAATGTCTTACGTTAATAAAAAACTAGAAAAAAAAAGTGCTCGCGAAGAAGTTATTCAGAGAATGATTACTATTTCTGAATTGGATAGTAAAAAGCAACTTGCTAATAAACTAGAAATCAGGCCAGATAAAATATCTAAGTTCATCACAAGACACGACCTTTCTTTTTATAAAAGAATTATTGATTTTGCAGAAGAATACAAATTGTCTCTCGATGAGCTTGTTACCGGCAAAAAACCGGTTGAAAAAGCCGGAGAATATGCTACAAATCACCATAAAGAGGCTGTCGGAATATACGAATACACCCTGCCGGAGGCACACAGAGAGCTGGTTACCAAACTGGTCGAGATCCTCGACGGGGCAAACAGGTCAAACGCAGTGACAATCGAGCAGAACGTAAACGCCTTTCACCAAACCAAAGACATCCCGATACCGGGAGAAGAGGAAGACGACGACAAAAGCGCCAGTGACGGCGGGCAGAATAAAAAAAAACCGCAGCCCCGCAGAGAGAGCCGAACGAAGACCGGATAATCTGCTTCAAGACCGCCACGCAGACAACATAAACAACAATCTTATAACCTTACACAACCTTATACAGAAGCGAGGATCCGTGAACATGTTTGGACTGTTTGGTAAAAAGGAATACCCTGTTCTCAAACCTGAAATGATCACACCAACAGATGTATTAATCACTACAACGCTGGCCAAGCAAACATACAGGAAATATATGGCACAAATAGGCTTCCTTAAAAAAGAGGAACTCTCGCCTCTCCCACTCCTGAATTTTTTGGAGATAAGAATGGAAATACATGAGCAGTTAAGGCCAATGGCAGTGCCCATTGATAGTGTTACCGAGGATGCAGAAAACGTAATGAGGCATCCTGAGAGGAATCAAGATGCAATCATAAACAGCTTGTCGTTGTATGGCCAGCGCAGACCAATTACTTTTATATATGGGGGGCGGACGCGATAAAACCGTAAAAAGTGAGTGGCCAGAGGGTTTCGAGTGGTGTAAGTTGGGGTGAGGCATCATCCTGTAATTTCCCCTTGCAAGCTGGTCACATTGCCGTCCCCCTTTAATTTTTTGGAGAAAGGGAAATAAAAATGACAAAGGAAGAGTTAGAAAATGCAGGACATTTAACTATGATTAAATATTTCTGTGAAGAAAAAGGAGATATTGAAAGATATTGTGATTGGAAAAAGATAAAACCGGATGTGGAAAGAGAATTTCCCGAGTTAATAAAAGCGTTAGCTGATCTTAAAAATGCTGAAAAAACAGTAAAATATCTTGTGGAAAATTTATTATGAAACTAGAAAAATATCAAAATAAAGGAGCTGATTTTTTGGCCAGTAATTTTCACGCACTATTGGGCGATGATATGGGTTTGGGAAAGACAGCACAAGCTATCTCGGCATGTGATCGGGTACTGGCACACAGTGTTTTAGTGATATGCCCTGCATCAGTTAAATTCCATTGGAAAAACGAGTTTGAGAAGTGGTCTAATTGGAGACACAAGGTAGAGGTGGTTGATGGTGGTAAACATAAATTCAGCGAAGATTCTACGGTAGTTATTGTTAACTATGATCTTCTATTAAGGGAAAGAATATTTTCTACTCTTAAAGAAAGAGCATGGGACGTTATAATTTGTGATGAAGGGCACTACTTAAAGAGTTTAACATCACAAAGAACTAAGAGGACTTTAGGGAGTTTCGGATTAGCGACAAATGCAAGGTATAAATGGATGCTCACAGGAACACCTATAGAGAATAGACCAGTTGATCTATTCCCTATGCTCTATGTCTTAGCACCTAAAGTTTTGGGAGATTATAATACTTATGAGAAGTATGTGATGCGATACTGTGATGGATATTATGATGCAATTACAGGGAAACCTATGCCAAATGGTGCGACTAATGAGGATGAATTAAGGGATCGGTTGAAAGGGTTTATGTTGAGAAGGAGTATGGAAGATGAAATGCCACAGACTGACGTTCAGGTGATTAGGTTTAAGAAAAATGTAGAGGTGGATAAAATTGAAGGGCAGATCTCAGATGTTGAGTCTTATTTTAAACCAATGGATGAGCTAGGTGCTTTGGCTTCGTTAAGGCAAGAGGTAGCACTGGCAAAGTTGCCTCAGTGTATTGAATATATTAAAGACACCTTAAAGACAGTTGATAAGGTAGTGGTGTTCGCTTATCACAGAGCAGTTATTAATAAGTTAGCAGAAGAATTATCTAGATATAGTCCGGTTAAATTTTATGGAGGGTTAACGGCAAATCAAAAAGAAAATGTAAAGAATTATTTTATTAAAGATCCAAAGAGTAAAGTTTTTATTGGTCAGATCAAGGCAGCTGGGGTGGGGCTTGATGGATTGCAAGAAGTATGTCACCACATGATCTTTGTAGAAATTGATTGGGTTCCTTTTAAACAATGTGTGGGTAGGCTGAAAAGAAAAGGACAAAAGGCAGACAGAGTTATTGTTCAGATGTTAGTTTGTAAGGACTCAATAGAGGAGCAGATGTTGGGAACAGTGGGTTCCAAGTTAAAAAGTATTGATAAAATTTTAAATGATTGAGAGGCAGATTATGAGTTTAGAACAAAGTATTGAGAGTTTGATAACAGCAGTAAATAAAAACACCAACGC